CGCAGATTTAACAGCCGTTTCACTTGGTTGCACCGCTGTTACCGCTGTACCTCCAGTAGAACCAGAAGTAGCTGTCACATTGTACTGTATACCATTTACAAAAATTGCCGCTTTTCTATCCGAATCAATTTTAATTTTGAAATGATAAGGTGTATTTGCTGCAACAGTAATTGGTAGTACACTGATATAATCAGTTCCACCTATGCTGTGAACAAAGTGCCATTTTGTAGCGGAATCTAATGATTCACCGTTAGTAGCATCAGTTGCAAACTTAAAGAATGCTTGATCATCATCAGTTGCAATCAATTGATCATTAGTTAACTTTAAGCCAGCCCAAATTTTTTCGTTATCAGTTTGAGCCGCCTGAATTGAACATTCCCACTCTACCTGGTTTTCAGTTCCCCACTTAGTTCCACTCCAAACTGATTGGTTTGTATCTAAATGTGGCAGCAAAATAGCTTGGTCTTCATCAGCCGTTGCTGTTGTCATTAAAATACCTGCTTGATGTGCTGCGAAAGTAGTCAAAGCAGTAGTGTAGTTAGTACCTAATGTTTCAAAGTCTCTGTTAGCAATAACGAATGCTGCCAAATCAGAAGCTGAATCCGCATCAGGGTCTATAATAGCAACCGCATTAAGACCTGGTTTTTTTGAGAAGTATTCTTCTAAATAATATCTTCTTGCATCTTTTGCAGTCGTACCAAAAGTTCTGTCATGCACTACACCAGTTGATGCAGTTTTACTTGTTAGTTTAAATCCGTTCTCCGATCTTACGGGTCCCGAAAAAGTTGTATTTGCCATAATATTCCTCCTAGAATATTTTAAATGTAGTCCCTAGGGGCATGTCGACTATACGCGTCTACATTTAAGTTTTTTAAATTTGTATAGTAATTTTTTATAGCTCTTTTTTAAAAAAAGTGCAAGGTATCCCTGTAGAAATGTATGATTTTTGATAGCGCTTAAGTGGCTATCGAAACTTCGGCCTTGGCCTCGTTTATTTTTGTCGTACGAGTATCTTCGACAAATTCCTGAGCAACAATCTCTTTAATAATATCCTGGATTTTTCTATTAATTTCAATCATCCTGATATTATGCTTCCCTGACTTCAGATGCTCCTGTTGCCATTCTAACTCCAAGGACCTCTTTGTATTGTATAGGTCTTCGGTCATTACTAACCTCCTCATAGGTTATCCATTTACCAGTTTTACTGTAAATCCATCTTTCTCGAACTTTACCTCATTTTTTCCTAGTTTGTCAAGGATAGAATTCTCAATACCTTCTGCAGTATCTTCAGCATTTACGCTAAAGTCAGCATAATAGCCATGGTAGCGAATTTGTACTCGGAAGTTTTTCATTGTGTATTTCTTCCTTTATTTGTGAAATGAGGCCGTTTTGAGGCGGCCTCATTTATTTACTTATTTACTTATTACGCACCTGGTGATCCGAAAATACCTCTCCAGTCAGACCAGCCGAAGCTGTATCTTTCTCGAGCTTTGTATCTAACGTTACCAGTTTCAAAATCGCCTTCCATAGCAGTTTTGATTGGTGCTCTTGTAAAGTGCTTAAGTCCATTTGGTACATCTGTTTTGATAAAGAATGCATCAGTGTCAGTTAAGTAGTGATTAACCACATAACCTTGAGGAACCATCCCCATGTTTTTGATTGCATTGATATCATTATCAGCTGTTCCCACTCTACCTACAGATTTCATCAATCTTTCAGCAGTAAATTGAAGCGCAGAAGGAACAATCATTTTCATTCCTTTAGCCGCAATTTTCAGACCACGTTCATCAGTTAGTGCTGCAATGTCAATCATTGCTTGCTCTAAAGATGTTTCGTTAAGGTCCGCAGCAGTAGATAGTTCATTTTGTTCTGTACCAGACACAATTACGTGTGCAGTTGAACAAAGTTCTAAACCATCTCCGCCAGTGTATGAACTGTTAAACGCTCTGTTAAGAACATTTGCTGCTTTAACTTGTTTAGAATTAGCCATAGATCTAGCTAATGCTTTTGTATATCTAGACGCGAGTCTATCATACAAGTTATCTTCAATCGCTTCTTCAGTGATTGAAAACGCTAAAGCAAGCGTTTCATGCGTGTAACGAGCCGTGAAAGTTTCTTGTGCCGCATCGTAGTTGACACTTCCACCTTCAGGTTTCACAGAAGCATTCGCAAATCCAGATAACATAACTTCTTCTTCAAAAGCTCTGTCTGAATTTTCTGAATTGAAAATTTCTGTGTGTTCGTTAGCGTAGTTTTTGTACTCCAGGCCAAATAGTGCATTTAAACCTGGCTCTAGTTCTTTAACTAGTTGTGCTTTTGATATTGCCATAATTTTATACTCCTATAGTCCTGTTATTAAGTTATATTTATGTTCCCCAGTGTTCGCGACTACATAGGCGTTAGAATTTGCCGCTGTTAAGTCTTGATTATCGGGATCTTTAGAAGTTCCAATTTGAACGAACGTTCCACTACCAGTAGTTGTATAAGTAGAAGAATCAATTTCCGCACTAGATTGTCCGTTAATTGTACTTCCACTCGTACCAACGTAATCATGGTTTGCATGATTATTGTTAGCTACAGTAGCTGTGCCATCGTGTTGGCCTTCAAAGATGATCTGAGGATCTGCATAAACATTAGCAACTATGTCAGAAGCTGTAATGCTTCCTGGATAGTATGCTTTCCATGTTGGTTTACTTGATGTTGGATCTGTATAGAAACAACCGTTAAACACTCCAAGATGTTGGACTGCACTAACCGTTCCTAAAGTGATCTGACCACCAGCAACCGCCATGACAGGGGAACCAGTGTAAATTACCTTTGTAAGACCAGAAGCAATTAAATATTCTTCTGTTCTAGGTGTTCCGCCTGATAAATGCCTTACAGCTCTAAAGCCGAAGGCAGCGTCTTGATTTGCCATGTTTATCTCCTTAGTTAATAAAATTTCGTTGGGTAAGAATCGCTAATAAATTAGTCTTTCTTAGTACCACCGAAGGTTACACGGGACTGCCTCTCAGCATTGATCGGCATTCCTGGGTGCTGTTCCTTCATAAGATCGCTTTCAACCGCGTCGTCTTTGTCTTGAGTAATTTTTCTAAAATACTCATCGCGCGCTTTGACGATCTCTTCTGGTATCCTTGCCAGCAACAGGCCACCAACTCCGATTACCCCTTTGTATTTGCCTTCCGTCACCACTGGATATTCCGATCCTGGATATGCATCAGCTCTTACGAGCTCGTATCCTGATCTTAATCGGCCGGCTATGTTCTTTGTATCTGTAAAGCCCATAGTTTCAGCTCTTATCCACCTGTGATGAAATCCTGCAGGCGCAGGGGGTGCATCTAAAGATGATGGGGGAGTCCAAACAGCTTTTTTAACAGTTTTTTCTCTAGTTTGGCTCGCACGGGAAGTTTTAATTTTTTCATTAATCATATGCTTATACCTCCTTCATGATTTTTAATTGTTTCGCATATTCTTCTAGTGGCACACCTAATTTTTTGGCGATTGCAACTTCAGATGATGTGAGCCTGATAGTTTTGCGACTAGGATTTACACTTCGCTTCGCCGAAGCTACTGTTTGTGTTAGTTTAGTCGATTCCTGTGAATCAGTCTTACCAAATTTATGCGGGAAGTCAAGTTGCATTCGTTTATTTATTTCAGCATAGTATTCATCTGAATTAGGATCGAAGCCCTCTTCTTCCGTTAGTTTTTTATGATAGTCAAAAGCCGTATAGGTCATAGCATTGTCTTTCCCGAACCATGCATTCTTTTCAGCCCATGCTTCAGCTTTTGGATCTGGTGGTGGAGTTCTTCCGACAGTATCGGCTAAAGAAGGTGTTTGTACTACCTTCTCTTTATCCTGAGACTGTCTGTCTTTTAAAGCGTTTAACCGGACTTCTTCAATACCGAGTTGTGCAATTGATTTTTGTGCATCAACTTCAGCATTAATGTCACCTGCTTCTCTTGCCGCAGTTAATTTAGCTTTAGCCGCATCCATTCCAGACGTTACCCTGTTTTCAAGAGCTTTCACATAATTAGGCTCTAGTTTTGAAAACTTGGTCTTTAATTGAGAATGCTCGTGCTGAACGCCTTTGGCATAATCCAAAGCAGCTTCTTTTTGTCGTTCTGCTTCACGCCATTTTTTCGTTAGATTAGCAATTCTTCGTTGAACTCCTTCACTGTATTCTTCTAATTCTTTCTTTTCTTCTACTGGTTTCTCGTCGCTTGTTGCTTGCTTCTCTTCTTTAACTTCTTCCTTAACCGGTTCTTCTTTTACCGGTTCTTCTTTTACCGTTTCGACTTCTACTTCTTTTTTTTCTTCTTCGATATTGACTTCCGCGCCTGGGCCGGTTGTGTCAATGTCTACTGTTTTTTCTTCTGGCATAGTTCCTCCTATGGTTAGTTATGATGAAGTACGGATTCAGGATCCTTAATGGTTCCTAGAACTTCGTCATCGTTTAATATACGAACTTCTCCGCCTTCAATGGGTAATCTTGATCCTGCGTAGCGTGCAAAAATAACCCAATCTCCTTTTTTGCACCACGGTCCCGTTGGAAACTTTTCTCTATCGTGATAGGCCAACGGACCCATCGATAATACATAACCGCAGTTCGTTGCGATTCTTAACTTGTCTAATGATTCCTGTGCGATTAAAATTCCGCCTTTCGTCTTTTCTCGTGGAGAAAAGGGCAAGACGAGTAGTCTCCAGCCGCTAGGAGCGGGTAACTGTGATTTTTGAATGTTCTCTGGATTTAAAGGTTCTTTTTCTTGATGTTCTTTGTACTTTTCTTCCAAAGCATTTTTATGTTTTGGGACTTCCTTTTCCGATGTCGATAACGTTTCCTTGTTCATCTTTTTGCTCCTTCGCTTTTAGCAGGTTAGAGATTTCCTGAAGCATGTACTGATATGTACGCGCTTGTCCTAACATATATTGATATTTTTCCATGTTGTCAACACCACCACTAATCATGGTGTCTCCAATGCGCTGAAGATTGTCTCTGATAATTTTTTGTAGCTTAGCAACGATAACTAAGGGATCCATTAAATTAACTCTTTATAATAGTCTTCATAAGATTTATTTGATAATCTAACTCCACCATATTCAGTCTTAATAGCACTTCCTATATAGCCACCTGCATTAACTTTTATTCTTCCACCTTTTCGATATTTCTTTTCCCATCGCTGTGCAATTTTTGGAAGATTCGCATGCATATAGCGTCTTTGTTTTTCTGATTGAAATGGCATTAT